ATGCTCTTCGTCGGGCCATGCTCGGCGACATCCTCGGCTTTTCGACCTTTATGAGCCAAACGGTTCCCGGTATCTCGGCGATCAACGCTGATACGGTCGCCGGTACTGTCACCAACGCTTTGGCGGCTGGTGGTAGTGGCTCTCAAGTCGTGGACATTCAAGACTACGAAATGAATGTCGGTGAGTTCTTCACGGTTGCTGGCAACGACCAGCCTGTTTTGGCTACCGCTGTCACGGCGTCGACGGACACGACAGCCGTCACGGCCAATGAAGCCAACAAGTACGCAACGCTGGCTGCGGCCGTTATCACAGCCTACAAGGCGTGTGCTGTCGTTGGTGCCTACTCGGCCGGTTACTCGAAGGACGTCACTGTCGACGGGTACACGACTGACAAGCCTCCGCAAGTCGGCCAGTTGATTGCTTTCGGTACGGGTGGCACTCGTCACGTGTACACGATCATCGAGGCAGAAGCTGGCGATCCCGGTGAAACGAAGCTCCTCCTCGATCGCCCCCTGGAATTCGCTCTGACGAATGACCAGTTGGCGTTCCCTGGTCCGGTCGGCTCGTTCAATTTGGCCTTCCACCGGAATGCTCTCGCCTTCGTCCATCGCCCGATGGCCGTTCCGGCTGGTGCTAACGGTGGTGTCGTGACCCAGAACAACATCTCGATGCGTGTCACGATGGATTATGACAGCACGCTGATGGGTACCCGCGTCAACGTTGACCTCCTGTGTGGTTACGCCCCGCTGGACCTGGACCTCGGTGTCCTCCTGCTCGGCTAACGCTCAGCGTTTTGGATTTTCTCACCCTGCCGGGATTTCCCCGGCAGGGTGTCTTCTTACTTGCATGGAGGTACACAGGTGGAGTTACTGGATTTTCTTAAAGAGTTCGGCCCGTTGGCTGGTGCCGTTCTCTTTTTTATATGGCGAGATTTTCGACGGGAAGATCGTCTGGCTACTCGAATCGAAAAGCTTGAAGACGAGCAACGCGAAGTCATTCTCCCACTCGTCGAACGGACAACGAATGTGATCGTTCAGAATACCGCCGTGATGTCGCGGCTAGAAACGACACTCGAACACATGAGGGTGTCCACCAATGAGACGAGACAACAGTAATCTCATTTTCAGAATCAGGGCCGCCCTGTATAGTCTCACGCGCGAATATGGTGGCGGTCCTCTTTCTATTTACACCAACCTCGGAACAACTACAGATTTACAGTCTGGAGTAAAAACCGTAAACAAGTCTGTAACTGAACTCGATCTCGTTATTATTCTTCCCGCGAAGATAAACCGAGACCTGATTCAAACGATTTCGCAGATTTCTGCAAACAAGGCATTCGTCTACGGCGGTTCATATGACAGTCGTTCTCGAATCTTCATTGTCGACCGCAAGCATTTAACACTCGACACATTGACGCTCAATGACTGGTTAGTCTACGACGGACACAAATACGAAATCAAGCGTATCGAGGAATTCTCCTATGATACAGCATGGGTCATACTTGCTCGGCAAGTAATAGATGACACCCCAGAACAAATCTTTCCGCTTGCTGTGGACCACCGCCTGTCACTTGACTCGTCAAGCGAAAACAACGAGTGAGGACGCCGATGGCAAACCCAAACTGGACACGTTGGATTCACTCGTCCATCGCAGTCTACTTGAAGTCCGTGGCAACTAGCCTGTCGTTACCGACGCTCATAGAGGGGATTGACGACAGATCAGAAGCGTTCATGTCCGCCCCTAACCGGCTGGAAGTTCGAGTCAATGGACCATTTACACAAGAAATAAGCCACGGCTATCATCGTGTCTATGTTGATGTAAACGTCGTGCTGAAATGCCACTTAGGCGGTGAGCTTGTGAATGCATTCACCTTCGACCAGCTTTTAGGCGAATTACATGAAGCTATGGATGGCCCGATCCCGGTTCTCGCCTTTTCATTAGTCCCGGCCGAAAACGACGACCCTGAACACGTTGCGTGTTTGGTTCCACGGTCCGGAAAGAATGACGCGATTCGAGTAATACACTTCGGACAGATAGATCGCACAGACCGAATCCGCGAGGGAATGGTCGACGCGCGGTATACAGCTTACATCGCAAGCTAAATACATTCTTTGTCGCCTAGGTGACTAGCCCTGCATCGGCTGAGTAGATGCATACCGCTAAGCATTCTGCTTTAGCTTCTAGCTACATTTCTGCTTGCGGCTAATGGCCTGCATAGCTCCACAACAATAGGTGTACACGTGGCCCGAATCGAACTGCGCGACGCAGACATCCTGATCCGAGATGGACTGGCTGGCACTGCGGCCGTGAATGAAATGAGTCTCATGGCTGGTGCCGTGGACTTTGATATTGATACTGTCGTGTTGAACACGACTAACGCTGATCTTGTGCCGATTGGCGCTCGTTTCACTGTGGCAGGCGAAACAGGCACTCCGATCCACATCGTTACTGGTCGCACGGGTGATCCGACAACAAACATTGTTTTCACGCCTGGACTAGCTAGCTCTGTGAGCGAGGATGCCGTAATTACCTTCTCGCCACAACAAATCACGGTCAAGGTCGGCGACGGAAACCTCACCTACACCGAGAACAAGAACTACGACTACCTCCTGGATCGAGGAAATCTCGACACCGTTCGGGAGGGCGACGAAGCGCCGCTCGAAGTAAGTTTGGAGTTCGTCTACGAGTTCGTGAAAACCGGAACTAACGAGACGATCACTCCGGTCGATGCTTTGAAGGGTATCGGTGGGGCGGCTGAATGGGTTAGTTCCTCGGACGATCTGTGTGAGGCGTTTTGCGTCGACATTGTGATCGACCGAGATGCACCATGTAACACCGCTGAGGACGAGATCACGGTGTTTTCGGAGTTTCGCTACGACTCTCTCGAATTCGACCTAAGTGCTGCGACAATTGCGGTAAACGGTCGCTGCAACGTGACCGAACCCGAAATTACTCGCGAGTAACGTCTTAGTTACTGGCCCATCTAACACGCAAGCACAGGAACAGAATACAAAATGGCACGAATTGAACTTCGTGACGCTGACATCCTAATTCGGGATGGCTTCGGCGGCACGGCAGCCGTGGATGATTTGAGCATCTCCGGTAGTGATACAACTCTCGTGATTGACACGCTGGCCGGTCTTCCGAATGCACGCACGACGGTCCCCATCGGGGCGAGATTCACGATAGCCACCGTGGCAACCACTATCTTCACTGTTACAGCGCAGAATGCCAATCAACAGTACACACTAACGATCACGTCAGCGACCGGAGGCAATTTTGATCTAGTTGTTGACGGTTTAGCCGTAGACGATATCGCGTTTGATGCCGATGCCGCAACAATCCAGGCTGCGATCAACGCTGTCATAGGCTCTGGTAATTCCACTGTTACGGGTTCAGGACCATTTGTGGTCGAGTTCATCGGTGATTACCTCGGCATGGCCGTGGTGGCAACCATTGATGACACTGATCTTACCGGTGCCGGCAGCGAAGAAGGTACGCTCGTTGAACTGCACGAGGGTGGGACGACTTGGCAAGTGACATTTACGCCCGCATTGGACGGTGGCGATCTACCAGCCAACGACGATGCGATTGCGTTTCTCCCAATTCAAATCACGGTCAAGGTCGGCGACGGAAACCTCACCTACACCGAGAACAAGAACTACGACTACCTCCTGGATCGAGGAAATCTTGACACCGTTCGGGAAGGCGACGAAGCGCCGCTCGAAATCAGCTTGGAGTTCGTCTACGAGTTCGTGAAAACCGGAACCGGTGAAGCGATAACGCCCGTTGATGCTTTGAAGGGTATTGGTGGGGCCGCTGATTGGACGAGCACTTCTAGCGACCAGTGCGAATCATATTGCGTTGATATCGTGATCGACAGAGACGCACCATGTAACACCGCTGAGGACGAGATCACGGTGTTTTCGGAGTTTCGTTATGACTCGTTGGAATTTGATTTGAGTGCCGCAACGATTGCGGTGAACGGTCGCTGCAACGTGACCGAACCCGAAATCACTCGCGAGTAAGTCGTTTCTTTATAAGCCCGTTTCGGTGGCTCGAATCGGGTTACTTTCTGAGGGAGATAATACAAATGAGAATCGGTGGCGTTGCAATTACCCCGCCCGTCGAGGAAGTGTTGGTACTTCCGCGGGGCGATGCACAGCTTGTGTTCCGCGCAATCGCAGTTAAGACGTGGGATGAGTTTGAGAAACTATGCCCATCGCCCGAACCGCCGAAAATGCTTGTGAAGAACAAGCAAGTGCCAGATGCGGAAGACCCTGGGTACAAGAGTCTTCTCAATACGTGGTATCTGAAGCGATTTGCTTATCTGGTGATAAAGTCGCTTGAGCCTTCCAGTATCGAGTGGGATACAGTTGACATCTACGACCCCAGCACGTGGCTGAAGGTTGAGGAAGAGTTCATAGCGGCCGGAATTACCGACGCTGAATTTCAGAAGATCGTTCAGACGGTTCTTGACGCCAACAGTCTTAACGAGGACAAGCTGAAGGCGGCCCGCGAGGCTTTTCTACATGGTCAGGTTCGGGAGTAACCCGAATTCTTTGGCCTTCTTACCGTACCGAAGTGTACGCGATCTGGAAGGCGTGCAATCGGGTTGGAATCAGACCGCCCGGTGTAAAAGAGTCGTGGGAAGAGTGCGATGCCGATACCCAGGCGTTATTGATCGCTTTCGATCAAATCAGCACTCACGATCAAGCAGAACATGAAGGTCGTCTATTAGGGGCAGGGAAGCCTCCTCCGGCCAAGGGCCGCCGTAGGCGGTGATCGCACCACACCTGACCACGAAGGATAACCATGAAGCTCGTTGCAAAGTTCGAGATACCTTCACTTAACGTAAAGAAGCTTGAACGTACAATCGCGACCGAGTTCTCCGATGCAATAACTCAGGCGGCGCTCGGATGGATCGAGGCCGCGTTGGAAAAGATACCTGTATGGAGTGGAGCGTCACATGCGACCTTTCTACATCTAGCCCGAGCCGTGGGCTTCAGCCTTAACATTCAACCCGCCGGGAACGCGCCGACAAGAGTACAGTACGGCTTAAGAACAAGCGTTGGAGAGGTTTCGATCGAGACGGGTAAGGGAGTATTCACATTTACCTACACAACATCCCTAAAACATCTTGTCTACAACGAATACAACAACGCCAACGTCACTCCCGACCCTGGTTTGCTTTCTCAGCTTCTTCAACCTGGGCCATACAACTTCCAAGATGCAGCTAGAAAGGCCGCTCTTGATGTGCTGAACAACCTCTCTCTTCCAGATGTTACGGAGTTTATCTCCGTAAAGTCTAAGCAGGTTAGCTAATGGCCGACGAGATCAAGCAAATTTTCTCAATAGATGTCCAGGGCGCTCTTCAAGCGTTGACACTATTGGACACAGGCTACAAGAACTTCGCGACGACTCTGGGCACCACAACGGATGCAATAAGGAAATTCAATCGAAGTGCTACAACAAAGAAGATCGACGCGCTAGCGACAAGCTTCAACAACATCAACACGACTGGGTCACAGGCGAACGTCAAAGCCCTCGGGTCTGCCATCGCGTCCAATGTGAAGTCTGGCACAAGCAATGTTGGCCGGTTGACAGCAAGTCTCGAAACTCTTTCTCGCGTTACATTCACTCAGTTTATTGTCCGCGGGCTATCGCAAATACGAAATGCATTGAGGGGGGCAGTCAAGGACAGTGTTGACTTCCAGAAGCAGATCGCGTTGGTGGAAACTATCGACAACAGCGGAACAGGCTTTGATAAACTAGCTAGTGATGCGAGGCAGATATCAAAGAGTTTGGGCGTAGATCAGGTCGAGGTTGCCGCCGGTGCTTATCAATCGTTGGGTAATCAAGTCGGCACAACGGCCGAAAGCTTCAAGCTGCTTGAGGTTTCAACTCGGTTTGCCGAGTCTACTGGAAGTACAACAGCGCAAGCGGTCGACTTACTGTCTGGCACACTGAAGGCGTACAATCTAACGGTCGATGACGCTGAGAGTGTTGCTGGTAAGTTCTTCGTGGCTTTGGATAAAGGCCGTTTGACGTCTTCTGAATTAGCCAACACGATGGGGCGTACCAACGCTATTGCCGCCACGCTGGGCGTGACAATTGATGAGCAGAATGCATTCCTCTCCGCTTCAACGGTAACAGGTACAAAGGCTGCCGAATCCATCACGCAGTTGCGGGCCATCATGTCCGCGTTTATTAAGCCTTCTAAGGCAATGAGCGAGACTCTTAAGAAGCTTGGCTTCGATAGTGGTGAAGCCGCTATTCGAGCATTGGGTTTCCGAGGCGCGGTCATTGCAGTCTCGAAGGCGTCCGGAGGGACGGCAGCGTCGCTTGGTAAAATCTTCCCCAACGTGCGAGCGTTGACTGGTGTTGTTGCTGGCCTGAACTCGCAAAGCAAAATCTATAACGAAACGTTGAGAGAGTCTCAGGACGCTGTTGATCTTCTTGGGGATAAATACGCCATCGTCGCCGCTACAGACGCTAAGAAGTTCGAGAAGGCTACAAATGCAATCAGCACAGCTTTCTCGGAAAGCTTTGGAGATCGCGTCTTAAAGGCTGTTGGCCTTATTTCGGATTTCGCCGGCGGGGCCGAGAGCCTTTCCAGAATCGGCACTGTGGCTTCTTCTGCCGTGGACACAATCGGCATAAGCATAGCGATTCTTGGGGCAAGATCATTGTTTGCGTCCCAAAGAGCGGGCGTGCTTCTTGGAAACCTACGTGCTATCGCCAACACACCTATTGGAGCGGCCGGTACAATTCTTGCTTTAGCTCCACTAGCATCTGATCTAGGTAACACGATCGGTAAGAAACTAACTGATCTGGCCACTAAGGGTTCAGACGAAGCAGTTAAAGCCGGGGCTGAGGAATTCAACACTTTCAAAAGGAATGAAAAGCAGAAGACAGCAGCGGTCCTTGCTGAGGTAGAGAAGCGAACTAGGGCTTCTCTGAATGCTTTCCGGCAAGTCAATGCGTTAGAAGCGAATGCAAGTCCTCAATTCCAGAAGTCGTTTCAAAATCCAACTAGAGAGTTGGAAAAAACGGTGCAGAGTAACCAAAAGATTATTGCTCAGACAATTCAGCGAAAAGAAGCTATTATCCTTCAAACAAAGGAGTTGGAGGTCTTCCAGAAAACGGCCGCTGATATCGCGGAGAAAATCGGACGTGCTGGCGCTAACGAAGAGTTAACGACCAATATAAAGGCGAAGATCGCTGAGTTATCACAAGGTCCAATCGACAACGCAAAACTTGCTGAATTATTAAATCTCGTCCAGGAGTTGCAAGAGAAGTCTTCCACAGTCGGCGGTCAAAAAGTCGTATTGGATCAGGTTAGGAGTGCTGCGACGTTGATACAAGAAGCAGCACTCATTCAGGCGAAGCTTGATAACACGCCTAGTGTGTCACTGCTTGATGCTACCATCCAGGCCGCATTACAAGGAATTACAGCAACACAGATTCAAGCTGACGCGATGAACATAGCCATTCAGCAAGGTGCGTCAGGTATGGGCGTGCAAGCTGAAGCCTCCCGGATCATCGCGGAGAACTATGAGCGCGCGGCGGCGGCGGCTTTGCGGCTACAAACGGGTTCAGGATCAGCCGCAACGAACAGAATGTTCGGAGGCTCAATGTCCTACTTCGCGTCCGGCGGTCGCGGTCTGGACACAATCCCCGCCATGCTGTCGAAGGGGGAGTTCGTTGTAAACGCTAAGAGTTCACAACGATTCTTCTCGCAAATCCAAGCCATGAATGCTGGTCAAAATCCGGTGTTCAGACAAGACGGTGGTGGTGTCACCAACAACACCAACATCGGTGATATCAATGTGAACGGCTCGAAGTCGCCCGAAGCAACAGCCAAGGCCATCGTTTCGCTCATCAATCGTGCTCAACGACGTGGCTTGGCGAAGATTCGCTGATCCGCATCTATTTCGCGCCGCCGGCCGCTGCCAGACGGTGTTCACTTCTTTCTCCTCGGGAGAGTCTGTATGTGTAGTGTTATGAAAGTAGATCAAGCGGCCGACTGTAATATCGTCCGGGCCGCTGATCGGCCCCAGGTCGATAAGTTGCCGTTGCGTGGTCGATTTCAAGTCGAGCATATTCGAGACGGAAAAGTCATCGGTAAGCACGACTTCCCTAACGGCATCACGAATGAAGGCAAGAACTTCCTTCTGGACGCCATGTTCCATGCCGAAGCAGCCCTATCTGTGTGGTATATCGGACTGATCGACAACTCCGGTTTCAGTTCGCTGGACGCCGCCGATATTTATGACAATATCGACCAAGCTGGCAACAACTGGGATGAGTTCAAGCTGTACACCGACGACGCAAACGGTGACAGCACAACGACTCGACCGACGTGGACCGAAGGTTCTGCGTCTGGTCAGAGTATCACCAACGCCTCTCCGATCATCTTCGACATCACTGGCACCGGCACGGTGAAGGGTGTCTTCGTGGTCGGTGGTACGAACGCTCAGACCAAGGGCGACCACACCGCTGGTTCGGGTCATAAGCTCTGGGCGACTGCCCTCTTTACTGGTGGCGACGTTGCGGTATTGAATGGAGA